TAATAAGAACAGATTTCTTAAATCTTAGATTCGATATCCATTTTTTGTTATATTGAGGATTATTTCTGCCTTTATTTTGAATTGCATTTATTTTACCGATAAACCTTTTAAATTTATTAGTATGCTTTTTATTCAAAAATCCTTTACACAAGCCTTTAGCTCTAGCTTGTTTCTGTCCTATTGATAGTTTTGTACAAAATTCCTTTCTCCATTCTCTATTGCGCAACAATTTTTTGAATTTTATATAAATTCTTTTATATCGTTCTTTTCTATTTGGAGAAAAATAATTATTATATATCCACGATCCTGCCCCGCCACCATTTCTATTATATAATCGATGCTTATTCTTTTTTATGTACCTAGCGTCCAATAATTTTTTTTCAGCACATAATAATTCATCTTTCGAATTAAAACAATTCAAAACTATCTTTTTGAAATTATTTTTACCGTATTTTTTAATATCTTGACATAAATATAATCCCGATCCTATGTAATTATCATTAATATTCTCTGTTATATGGGCACCAATATAAAATTTCTTATTTATTTTATTGATTGTTTTATATAAAACATATTTTTTCATTTTTTCTTAATTTTTTTGCGGAGGGTGCAGGTGACGCTCCTGCGTTTCTTTCGATTTCCAGTTTAGCAAACTGGCGTGCCAATCTAACCATGCACATACCCTCCAAAAAGTATTTAGTTAATGATAAGCCAGGTTTTGTTTATCTAGCCATCCGTCTATGCGATCGTTACCCGAACCTATCGACCGAGCAGGTCAGGTTCTGTTTGATCTTGCTCTGCGTAGAGATTGGTCGTCTCATTTTTCTCGTCTCTGTCCTCTTATCGTCAATTTTATGATTGCTCAAAGTTGTTAGCTTTGATACGCTGCTATGTAGAGCCTGGACTTTCCTCAGATAAGTCATTAAGGCTTACCCGTAGCTAGTTCATTAACTAAATTCTTAGCGCCCCGTGGGGAATTTGAATCCCCGATCTTTGGCGTGACAAGCCAACGCATTGAGCCAAACTATGCTAACGAGGCAATTCTAGCACCGCTGGCGAGAGATCGAACTCGCTTTGCGAGAGTGAAATTCTCGCGTCCTAACCCGTAGACCACAGCGGCATAAATAAAAAAACCGACTCTTTTTAGTAGTCGGTAGCTTTAGGTCCTAGATCTGTCAGCTACGTTCTACTGTGAATCGGTTATATTATCTGTAGAAACAAACGCTGGCCTAAAGCTACCCGAACATAAAATGGCTGCGGGCCAAAGCTTACGGCTTTGGTTTTTATACATCTTATGTTCGAATCTAACTTTTATAGTCATGTTTGTTTATACTATTAAATTTGTTGCAGGAAGTGGATTTGAACCACTGTTCTCTTGCGTATGAGACAAGTGTGTTCCCCCTACACTACCCTGCGAATTAAAATAACGGAAAAGCGAAAAGAATTGTTTTTTTCTTCCCCAATATTTTTTTATTGGTGGGGAAGGTACGATTCGAACGTACATTTTCTGATTTCAAAGTCAGACTTTTTACCATTCTGTATTCTTTATCATAGTCCGTTATTAATTTATACGATAAGAAAGAGGAGAAGTAGTAAGAGTTTAATAAATAACACCCCTTGAACAAGGAGTAATTATTTAACCTGTTTCCATTATAATTAATATAAACATTCTGAACTCTTAACTTAAGTCCTCTTAAATCAAAGATCAAATCTCTACTATATTTATATTATAACACAAATTATGATTTTGTCAAGTTTTTTCTTACTACTCTAAAATCATTTTGTAACATTCGACGCAATCGCTGCATTTCAACAGCTGTAAATAATCCTATATGGCGTGCTTGACGTTTAGTTTCATCCTTACTATTACTAGCAATAGTAAAATTTTGTTTTCCAAAAGCGTGAAGAATATGTTCAGCCTTTCTTAAAACAGCGCTAAATTGTTGTTTCAATTTTTCACGTTTCAAAACATCAGGTAATCGTTTATTAACATAATAACGGTGATTAGTTTGGATTTGTGATAATTTAATTTGTAATTTTTCTATACGTTTTGATTGGCTATTAAGGCGACTTTTAAAATATGTAGCATCTTTTATTGTTAGATACTTACTCGGTGTGCGTATTTTTTTATTCCCAATAAACGGTGATGCCATTATTTTAGATGTTTCTACAGGGTGCGCAACATCAGAGGATATATCTATTACTTTATTTTGTTCCATTAATATTATACTCCTAATATTTTTATTGCAACTTCTTCCCAAGTTGTCAATGTTATGTTATTATGCCCTATATAAAAATCAGCGATAGGTTTTCCATCAATCTTAAATGTTAACCCTGCAATTGCATCATATTGAATTTGGTGAATATCTAAAAATGTTTTCATTTCTATAAGACTTTTTTCTACCGTACCTTCTTTTTTACGATATGAATTTGCTCTATTACTATCAATTAAAATATAACAGCCCGCATCTTTAAACTTTTGCATCGCTTCTTTAGCACCAGCTTTTAAAACAAGTTCATCATTGACTTTATCTGCTATGGTACCATCAAAATCAACTGCTAAAAAAATTTTATTTTTCATTTTTAGTTTCTATAAGATAATTATATAGATCTTCTGGGGTTTTTAATTTAACATCCTCACCATTTTTTCTGGTTATCATTCCTTTTTTCCATTTTTTACCATAATCTAATTCATAGATAAAATAATTTATGTAATCGTATTTATCTTGCATAGCATCTTGCAATACTTTAATAATAAGAGTACTAAATCTACTTAAATAAAACCCACCAAAATCTGGATCTAATTTTTTAAAAGCAATATGCACTTTGTGTAAATCAGATTCTATTAATTTTAATGTTGTAATATAATTTATAAATCTTTTTTTTGTGAGTGTAAACACTTTTCACCCATATTAGTTTTTTAATTTAAAATTTGACTCCCTATTAAGGAAGCTTTACAAGAACCTGGACGTTAACTGATAAACTAACTTTGTAAAGACATTTGCCAACTCACAAAGGGCAACATCTTTTTCACCGTCTCAGTAAAAAAGCGATAACCGATTGGCATTAATCTTATTAACTTGACTCGTCAACCTTGATAGAGTTAATCTTAAATCTTACTATCCTGAGTCTTAGGTCTGGAGATATTATCCCCTAGCTATATGATATTAAACATTATCCAATTAGTCGGTGACTAATCAAATGATATATTATCTCGCGATAATTCTGAATATCGTATCAGTGACGTTCAATTATTTCCAGTTTTTATCTCTTAACATGAGCCAAATTTCAAAGAACAATATTTACTCCATTAACATAGTTGTTGCATTAACAATTTCTAAAGTCTTATCAATATCTTCTTTTTCTTTTTTTAAAAGTTCGATTTGTTCATCTCTATTACTAGCATCAAAATAAAAACGAACACGAGCTATACGCATTTTATTTGCTTCGTCAGCACCTCCTATTGTCCTTAAACTTTGTTGCGATAACCCCCGATCATTTAATGCATTATACGCTAATAATTGGAAATCAATAACTTCTCTTTTCCTAATAACCCATTCAGAGATAGAATGCTCGATATTTTGTTCACCAATTTTAATTGTAACTCTAGTTTCAAGATTAGTTCTTAATATGGATTTTTTTAATTTAGTTAATTGAAACGCTAAATCATTATGTGCCTGTATCCATCCAGCAATTTCTTTACGCTGATTTTCAGCAGTTCCATATGTTGGCTGCATACAATCTAAATCAGCACAATGGAGTGTAATTTTTTTTCTTAAATCTTCCATTTTGCGTAAAATATATTTCTGTTCTTTTAAAGCTTCAATTAACACCATCTTCATCCTCCATTTTTATGGTTCAATTAATTTTTTTAAATAATCTTCTTCTTCATTACACCAAAGTTTTAACTGATTTCTACTAACATTACTAATTCCTTTAGTATGTTTTAAACCATTTCTAATAACTAAAATAACTTCCTTAAAATAATCTTCTGGTATTGTTAATGTTTCAGACGCCATGCTGTTTATCCTCTTCAACCATCGCACGTAATAGACTTAAATAAACTCTCGCATCTAAAATACGCCCTTCAATTGGCTCACTAACAGATTGATTTGTCGCACAATATTTTCTAATAGCATCAATGTGTTTTTTAAAGTATACCCAAAATACTTGCTTCATTGTTATTGGAAACCCTGCAGCTGTCATTTCATCAGCAATTGATCTAAAATTATTAAGACGATCATCACCAACGGTATAGTCCTTACCTTTTGTTTCTTTAACTGCACGCTCTTCAATAATCATCTTATCAAGTAACTTCTCAAATTCTGCAAACGATGTTTTCATGTATTCTCCTTTATTCTAATAAATAATAAAATAACAGCACATTATAGATGTTGACTTTCCGCACTTACTTTTCCTTTAAAGAAGTAATTAATATACTTATTTTCTAACAACTCTTTCACAGAAGGAACAACGATGGATGCAGTATCAGTTATAAAGGGGTGAAATTTATAATTATCGTCATTAGTAATAACAATAACTGGTTTATGCATTAACCAT